GATGAGACTCGCTACGACCTAGTACCTGCTGAGGGTATAGAAGCAGTAGCTAGGGCAATGTATGAAGGCTCTGTAACGCATGGAGATCACAATTGGAAGAAGGGGTTAAAGAACTCAGTTTTAGTAAACCACGCTTTACGTCATATTGTGGAGTTCCTAAAAGAAGGTAGTGTAGGTGAGGATCATATAGGACACGCATTGGCTAATCTAATGATGTTGAAGTGGAACGAGGCAAATCTGCCTGAATTTAACGACCTACATAATGACAAACCGGAGTTTGCAGAGGAGATGCCCCCTGCTAAACGACCAGTAGGCCGTCCTAAAAAAAGCATCGAAATAAAACGAGGAGTGTTTAATGAGCGACTTGATTAAGATTGGTGGACTATGGAAGAACAAGGATAAAAACGGTAACGATTACTTTAGTGGTGGGTTTACGTATGGTACAAAACTATTGGTTATGGCTAACACCTTTAAGGAGAAGGATAATGAGCCTGATTACATCGTTTACATCGGCAAGAAAGACAAGCCAGAAGCTACTGAAGAGTGATTGTCCTTATAAAGTGGAGCCAGTATGTTTAGAGCCATTGCAGAAGTCTTCGGACTCGCAAGAGATGTCCTCAGAAGAAGGGCACTTGGTAAGTTTGACACTGAATGGAAGAAGAACCAAGAAGAGATTAAAGAGTCTGTGGGCAATCGTGACCCTAGTAGGATTACTGCTCTTTTTAGCAAGTTGCGAAAGCAAGGTAGTTCTTCTGAAAAGCGGTGAAATGCGAGTACTTGAGGATGGATGGTATGCTGTGTCCGAATCATGGGTAGAGGAACGCTTGCAATTTGAAAACGATATGGTAAAACGGTTGCAAGAATGTCATGCACCGAACTAAAGGAGTAGTATAATGATTAAGACAGCAATTGGTCTGGTAGACAGTATGTTCCCCGGTCAAAAAACATATATCCTGCTGGGTATGAGTATGTTGATGATGGCTTGTCAGGGGTTAGGGTATCATTCTTTCTCTGCTGAGGTTTGGGGTATGATGGGTATCGGTGGTGCTGCAACATGGAAGATGGGTACTGACCGTAAAAAAGAATGAAGTGGGTAATCCGGGTTCTTCTAGTATCGTGTTTGCTTACAAGTCCTCCTCCTTCTTCCGGGCAGACATTAAAAGCGGTGCTAGAGGAACCTAGCTTTATCTATATGACGAATTGGGACTTAGATTTTGCACTAGGTATTGTAGTAACGGTAGAAACAGATGACGGAATGTTATATTTAGCTTATCCTATACTAACTCAGAACCCAATGCGTGAATGCGCACCTTATAGACAGGTTGGGGAGGAGGTGATCTTAGTTGAGCATGGTATGCAGTTTGTAGTATCAAGTTTACCTTCATTGTACCGTACAGATAATATAGATTGGAAAATGTGGGATGGAAATAGAAAATAAAACAACTAGATTTATGAAGGGCGGGGTAGGTGGCCCCGGTAGACCTAAGAACGCCATAAACAAGAACCGCCTAGTGTCGGAAGTGTTAAATAAATTAAACTTCGACCCCCTTACCGAAGCAGTTTCATTGTTTAGGGATGAAGAGACTCCGATTAAAGTAAAGGCAGACTTGGTGACTAAGATGATGAGGCTAGTCTACCCAGAGGTTAAACAAATTCAGGTAGAAAGTCACAGTATGGCGACTAATTTGAACCCAATTGCAGAAGCTATGATGCAGATACAGGATAAAGCGGAGGGCTTCTCCTACAAACCTAGGAATATTAGTGGAACCAAAGACCCCGAAGAACCTAGTACAACTAATTAAGAGTAGGACATGGCGGTTAAACAATCTGTACCATATACGCCCTAAAGAGGGCAGTAATCTAATACCCTTTCGCCTCAACTGGGCGCAAAAGGAATTGTACGATAATATATGGAACAGGTTAATTGTCTTGAAAGCTAGACAGCTTGGGGTTACGACCTTTTTTGCTGTGTTATTTCTTGATGACTGCCTCTTTAACGCTAATCGTGAAGCTGGTATCATCGCTGATACTAGAGAGAACGCAGAAGAAATCTTTAGAACTAAAGTTAAGGATGTATGGGATAATATAGCCCGTGATATCCCGGCATTACGTACTCTAATTAAAGATACGGTACGCCTAGAGAGCGACCAAGGTAAGAGGCTGATCTTTAGCAATGGATCGGCCTTTCGTGTATCTACTTCTATGCGTTCTGGCACGTTAAGCCAACTACTCATTACTGAGTACGGTAAGATATGTGCGAAAGAACCTGAAAAAGCTAGAGAAGTACGTACTGGTAGTATTGAAACTTTGCCTAGAGATGCTTTGTTAGCAATGGAGTCTACGGCTATGGGTAATGAAGGTGACTTCTTTACTAAGTGTCGTGATGCAGAGCTTGATAACCTAGCCCGCAAAGAATTAACTACTATGGACTATAGGTTCTTCTTTTTCCCGTGGTATAAAGAGAAGGCTTACAAGTTAGAAACTACTGCACCAGTTCCACCAGATGTGGAAACGTATTTTGAAAAGCAAAGCCTAGACTTAGACGAGACATTTACCAAAGCTCAAAAATCTTGGTACTCTAAAAAGTTGTCAGAGTTAGGGGATGATGTAAAACGTGAGTACCCTACTACTGCTAAGGAAGCTTTTGAGCAGAGCATTGAAGGGGCTTACCTTTCTAGGCACATTCAGTCTGCTTATGTAGACCAAAGAATTGATGACATACCGTATATTCGTAGACTACCTGTGCATACGGCTTGGGATTTGGGTATTAACGATACAACTTGTATCTGGTTCTTTCAAATCCACCAAGATTGTGTAAGGTTTATTGATTACTACGAGAACTCAGATGAGGGCTTGACCCACTACATTAATTTACTCAAGCAGAGGGATTATAGATATGGCAAGCACCTCGCACCACATGATATTGAGGTAAGAGACTTCACTATTGGTAAAACCCGTAAAGAATTTGCTAGAGAACAAGGCTTAATCTTTGAAACAGTACCAAGACCTAATGATGTAATGGACAAAATTGAAAGTGTTCGTTCATTATTCCCACAGTACTACTTTGATGAGACTAAATGTGGGCGGGGCTTGACTTGTTTAAAGAATTACCGTAAGGAATGGGATGATAAGAACGGTTGTTATAAGAATCGACCATTACATAACTGGGCATCGCATGGTTTTGATGCGTTAGCTACTTGTGCTTTAGGCTTTGAAGCGGGTTATTTAAATGTTACTGTAATGCAAGACAGCGCAGTAGCAGATTACGATGTATTTGAGTAGGAGATAAAGTATGGGTGGTAAGGGAGCAATGCCAGCAATGCCAGCACCAGTAATACAGGCACCGCCTAAAGAAGCGGAGTATTTGCCTGATAAAGCTTCCTTGCCTGAAATACCGCAGGTCGCTCAAGCTAAACTAGATGAAGAAAAGCGTAGAAAATTTCAACGCCTAGCTACTACGGATACGAGGGAGTCTAACATTACCAATATTGGTGGTGCTTTAGGTGTGGGTACTGTAGAGGACGAAGAAATATTTAAACCTAATTTGTTTGTGACCCCTAAAAAAATTGGAACAAGCTCGACTAAAGGGCTACTAAGCTCATAAAGGAGTAGGTATGAAGAAAAATGATAACTACGAACTAGAGCATATCCTAGGCAAGATTTTTCGATTTGCAGATTGTAAAGGGCGTAGGGCACCACAGATTGACTATGCTGCTGTAGCTGCACAGCAAGAAGCGGAACGGCAACGTCTACAAGGCATTCAAGATGAGAAATATCGTGTGCAAGGAGTAAGTGATTTCATTGATTATATGTATGACAACCCAGAGGAATCTAAGCATCAGTCTGCTACAGGGCGTTACTTTACTGGCGTTAGCCCCGGAGCTACACCAAATAAAATTTTAGACAACTACCAGTCAGATAAAAGTATTACCGCCAAGACGCTGAAAGCTAATCCTGACCAATTTTTTAACAGGCGTACTAGCGAAGCCTCTATTAAACCGGGACGTATTAAATTCGGTAAGACTGCTGATCGGTCTGCTGATGCTTCGGGCTTGCTAGGTAGTGGTGCTAAGGATCAAAAAACATTGTTAGGAGCATAGTATGTCTGTAGCCAATGATTTAATGAAGCGGTATGAGATACTAAAGAATGACCGTATTCTTTGGGAGCCTTTTTTCCGTGATGTCCGTGACTACATTAGGCCACGCAAGCAACAAATTGACAGTTCACATCATATTAGTGGAGAACGACATACTAATAAAATGTTCGATTCTTCTGCGCCAGAAGCAAGCCGTATTATGGCTATGTCCATGCAGCAAGCATTAGTGCCTCAGTCTACAGTATGGTTTGGTTTGTCTATTCCTTCAGGGCATGAACTCTACGCATTGAATCGTGAGCCAAGTGTAAAACGCTGGTTCCATGATGTGACTGAAAGTATGTTCTACAGTATGCACGAAAGTAATTTCTACACTGCTATAGGGGAGTCGTTTTTAGACTTTACCTCTTTTGGTACAATTAATTTATTGCTTGAAGAGAATGATGCTCCAGAGAAAAATTTTGGTGGGTTAGCTTTTACTTCTATACCGACAGGCCAGTTTGTTTTTTCAGAGGATAAACGTGGTAAGCCGGATACTGTATTCTGGGAGTACATCTTTACTGCAAGGCAAGCTAAACAGATGTTTGGTAGCAAAAGATTGCCTGACTCAATTAAGAAAGCAGTGAAAGAATCCCCTGACTCTAAATTTACGTTTGTGCGGGTTGTTTTGCCTAGTGAGGATTACAGGGCAAACTCCGTAGACTCTAAAGACAAGAAATATGCAGCCTTAGATATACATTATGATTCTAAAACTGTTGTCAGAACCAGTGGTTTTGATGAGCTACCGTATGTGATCGGTCGATTTGAAAAGGCATCAGGCGAACTATGGGGCAGAAGTCCTGCCGATATCGCCATGCCAGATATAAAGACACTCAATAAGATTCGAGAACTCGAACTTAAAGGGCTGGCTATGGCTGTTCACCCACCGTTGATTGCACCGGATCAAGGTATCATTGGTACCTTTCGTATGACTCCTTCAGCAATTAACTACTCCAGAGAACCGGAGCGTTTCAAGTTCTTACGTTTTGAAGGGCGCATTGATTTGTCATCCTTGAAAGCTAATGAACTAAAGAAGTCTATACGTGGCATTTTCTTAGCAGATCAATTGGTGCTACCTGAAAAGCTCAACATGACTGCTGAAGAAGTTGCTACAGTACGAGAACAAATTCAAAATCTACTTGGGCCTACAGTCGCTAGGTTTGAAAGTGAGGTGCTTACACCGCTTATATTACGTAGTTTTGGCTTGCTCAATCGGGCTGGTGCGCTACCACCGGCACCACCTGAACTTGCTGAATTAGACGAAATCGAGGTATCTTACGTTGGACAGATGGCAAAGAATCAAAAGATACAAGACGTTACTGCAATACAAAGATGGTTGGGTGTTGCTGCAAACATGGCGGGTTTTGCACCTGAAGTTCTTGATAACATTAATGTCGATGAGGCGTTACAAATTATTGGGGATCGTATGGCTGTCCCGGCTGCTGTTATGCGATCTGAAGAGGAAGTAGCACAGTTACGAGCAGACAGACAAGAGAAGATGGCAATGCAAGAACAATTAGCACAAGCCTCACAGGTTGCGGAAGGTGCAGGTAGAGCAGCCCCAATGGTTAAAGCACTAGGAGGTGCAGATGCGTTCCCAGTCCAATAACGAACTGGATCAGATCAGAGAAGCAATTGCAAAAACATTCACTGGGACTTATGGTGAAAAAGTATTACAGTTTTTAGAGGATGTTTACGTAAACCAACTGTCGGCAGAACCTAACGATCCATACTCTACCTACTTTAATGAGGGTGGCAGGGGATTAGTGTTAGGATTGAAAGCACAAATTTATGCTTACAAGCACAGAGACAGTAACCCAACACAACAGGCAGAAGTTAAAGTCTGATTACAAGGAGCTAGTATGTTAGAAGAAACCGAGGCCGTGACAAGCGACAACCTCATTGATACAGTAGCAGAGGTCAAAGAGGATACATGGCAGACTCAATATTTGTCAGAAGATTTGCAGGGTAATGATACATTATCTAAGTTTAAAGACGTAGGTTCACTGGGTAATTCTTATGTGGAACTACAAAAGCTAGTTGGCTCTAGGGTTAAAGTCCCTACAGACGACTCTACTGAGGAGGATGTTAATTCATTCTACAATCAAATTGGTAGGCCAGAGTCACCAGAAAACTATTCTATTGATTTACCTAGTGACAGCTACCCACAAGAAGTTATACAATCCTTTTTAAAAGAAGCTCACGCTTCAGGCTTGACTAATAAACAAGCACAGGCAGCTATTAATTTTTACAATACCATTGAAACAGATGGTCAAATCAATAGTGACGCAGCCATGCAACAAGCTAAAGTAGATGCTGAGTCTGCACTCAAGAAAGAGTGGGGGCCAACAGAGTATGCTAAAGAATTGGCAGTTTCAAGACGGGCGTTTAACCGTTTCGCTGATGATGACCTGAAAGCGTTTGTAAATGAGACAGGTGTTACTAATAATGTAGCAATGATTAAATTTCTTAACCGTATCGGTAAGGCTTTTAGTGAGCCAGATATGGCGGGGTCAGGTAAGGATTCAGGTTCAATTGATGGTGATTCAGCTAAAATTGAAATATCTGCAATGCTAAAGGATAAAACTCATAAGTATAATGAAGCTTTATTTGACAATACGCATCCTAAACACGCAGAAGCTATGTCCTATAGAGATCATTTATATGATATTGTGTATGCGGAGGACGAATGACAGCCAAAGAAAACATAAAATGTTCTGATTGTGGGCAATTTACTCAGAGAGAGCGCACTGTCGGCAGTAAATCTACACCAGAACTATATGGGTATTGCACGTATTATGATCGGCAGACTTCTGCGGATACATTCTATAGCTTTTGCCCCGGTGGATCACGCATCATAGTTGTTGCGGAGAAACCAAGTATTGTGAAGCCAACGGCCTTGAAAAAGATAACCAAAACTTCACGCAAATAGAGCCAGCATAGTGCTGATAACTCTTTCCCTTTAATCTCTTTTTTAAGAGGTATGTTATGAGTACTGAAGTCAATAAAGCGTTTGCCCAGAAGTTTAGGGATAGCTTTATCCACTTGGTACAGCAAAAAGGTTCACGTTTGCGTGAGTATGTCCGTACTAATGCGGATGTACAAGGCAAGTACGACCATTTTGATCGTCTGGGTAACACTGCTGCTGTGAAAATTACAAGCAGACACAGTGATACTCCGTTGATTAGTACCCCCCACTCCCGTAGACGAGTGAGCATGGAAGACTACAATTGGGCTGACTTAATTGATAAGGCCGATAAAGTCCGAATGCTTGCTGATCCTACCAGCGAATATATGAAAGCTGGTGTATGGGCAATGGGTCGCACAATGGATGACATTGTTATTGCTGCGATGCTGGGTAATGCTGTAAGTGTGGATGAAAATGATTCATCAAGTAATGTAGCTTTACCAGCAGCCCAAAAAGTTGCTGTATCTGGCACAACGGATATGAATATCGACAAACTACGATCTGCTAAACAGATTTTAGATGCGTCTGATGTTGATCCTGATTTACCAAGATGTATTGTTATGAAGAGCAACCAATTCTATGATCTCTTAGGAGATAATGCAGTTCAAAGCTCAGATTACAATACTGTTAAGGCTCTAGTAGCTGGTGAAATTGATTCCTTTATGGGTTTTAAATTTCTACGTTCTGAGCGTTTAACTACCGATTCTAATGGTGATACCCAGTGTATAGCTTGGATTCACGATGGCATTGGTTTGAGTATGGGTATGGACGTTAAGACTGAAATTTCTGAGCGTTCAGATAAAAACTATAGTACGCAGGTCTACGCCCAAATGTGCTTAGGTGCAGTTCGCATCGAAGACGAGAAGGTAGTAGAAATTGCGTGTACTGATTCTTAACGGAGGTGTTAAATGGCTACTTTTAAAAGTACAGAATACACCACCGCTACGGCTGGTACAGGTGTAAAAAATGCTCCTACTACTTGGAATGGAGTAACCTATCGCTACGCTAGATTTACTGGGCAAGCCCTAAGTTCATCTGACACAGTGCAGGTTATGACGATTCCTTCTGGGGTTCGTATAATGCCTCAGTCGATGGCGATCATTAGTGATCTTGAAACCTCGGCTGCGGTTAATGTGGGGTATGCAGCGCATACTACGCAAAGTACAGGAGCAGCAGTTGCTTTGGATGTTGATGCGTTTATCAGCGCATTGGCAGCAGCTTCAGCACGTACAGTTACTAATTTCCATGAAAGCACAACGCATGACACGGGATATGTAACTACTGGTGAGTTAATCTTAACTTTTGGTTTGTCAGCAGGTACTTCGTTGGCAGCAGATACTTTTGATTTTCATATCATGTACGCTGATCCTAACTAAAATTGTCGGGTGGTGCCTTGATGGGCCACCTTACTTTCTCATACAGTATGTGGAGAGTTGAATGGGTTCTCAAGTTGATCTAGCTAACGAGTCGTTGTTGCTCCTAGGGGCTAATACGATTACAAGTTTTGCTGATGATGATTCTAATGCAGTACTGGTCAATCGTTTCTACGGTAGTGAACGAGATGCACTCTTGCGTAGCCATAGATGGAATTTTGCTATAGGCACTGCTAACTTAGCGTCTTTAGCTGCTACACCACTTATTGATTGGAAATTTAAATTTACACTACCTACTGATCCTTACTGCTTGCGTATTTTAGATGTGCGTACAGTGACGGGTGATATCTACCTTGACTTCGCTATACAAGGGCGTGAGTTATATACTGAGGAGTCTACGGTTGATATTACTTATGTTCAGCGTGTGGAAGACCCTACGCAGTTTGATGCGTTATTTTACCAAGCGTTAGTATTTCGTCTAGCTTGGAAAATGGCGTATCCTGTAACACGTTCTTCTGCTACTATGTCGCTCATGGGGCAAATGTATGATGCAGTTGTTCGTGACGCACGTACAGTAGATTCACAAGAAGGCACCCCAGAAATTATTGCAACCGATACTTTGACAGACGTTAGGTTACGCTAAATGGCAAAAGTATGGCCTGTACAAACTAATTTTACAGCAGGACAGCTATCGGCTAGATTGCATGGTCGGGTAGATGTTAGTAAATATAAAAACGGACTCCAAACTCAGAAAAACGCTTATAGTCTACCGCATGGTGGCGTAGTTAGGCGAGGTGGCTTTCATTATGTTGCTGAAGCTAAAGGGGTAGCTAGTGGTGCGGAGCTAGTAGCGAATGGCACATTTGCGTCTAATATTACAGGGTGGACTGACAAAAGTGTAGGTTCTGGTGGCTCTATTGCTCATTCCACTAACCTAATGAATATTGTTTCTGTTGATACCAGTAACTATGGTTGGGCAGAAGATGAAATTGTGACGGTTCCGGGTAAGCGGTATGTAATGAGTTTTACTATTGGTACAGGCGTTATCAATGTACAGCTTGGTACGACTACTACTGGTGTAGATATTCTAGCCTCTACAGCTTATGCTGTTGCAACTCATACTATAGAATTTATCGCTCTTACCACAGCTACATTTATTGGATTTAAACATACCACTGGGGCAACACATACCTTAGATACAGTTACAGTTAAAGTAGCCACTCAAGATGCTAAAGTACGATTAGTAAGATTTGAATTTAGTATTACACAAGCCTATATTTTAGAATTTGGTAATCTATATATCAGGGTTTACAAAGATAACGGACGGGTCAGTACAGGTGGTGCGCCTGTAGAGATTGTTACACCATTTACCACAGCACAATTATTTGATGTTTACTTTGCCCAGTCAGCCGATACCCTCTATATTTCCCACCCTAGTCACGCACCTCGTAAATTAACACGCACTAGCGATATTGCGTGGACTCTCGCCACTCTCTCCTTCACCAATAAACCATCAGATTTTTGTGCTGGTGCTGGTGATTATCCTCGTTGTGTAACCTTCTTTGAGGAACGGTTGTACTGGGCGGGTACAGATAATAAACCTCAGACTATATGGGCTAGTAAGTCTGGGGATTTTTTAAACATGAATCAAGGTACTGGCTTGGATGATGAGTCTATTGCCTTCACTTTAGCTACAGATGATGTAAACGTCATACGATGGCTTAAAGCTTCTGACGTACTATTGATCGGTACAGTAGGCGGTGAGTTTAAATTGCATGGTAATGGCGCACCAGTTACGCCTTCCAATGTACGTGTAGTGCAAGAAACGAAGTATGGCTCCAGTTCAATCACGCCTATAACTTCTGGTAGGGCTGTTATTTTTAACCAACGGGCTACTAAGAAACTCAGGCAAATGATCTTTGATTTGAACGTAGAGGGGTTCGTTGCACCAGACTTGACTATTTTAGCTGAAGATATAACAGGTGACGGTATTAGCCACATGGCATATCAGCAAGAACCTGATTCTATTATATGGTCAGTTCGTACTGATGGGGTACTACTGGGTCTTACTTACCAAAGGGATCAGCAAGTAGTTGCTTGGCACCAACATCCTATTGGTGGAACTAATACAGAAGTAGAAAGTGTAGCTGTGATTCCATCAGCAGATGGATTGTCTGATGACCTATGGGTGAGTGTCAAGAGAACTATAGCTGGTGTTACAGTACGGACGATTGAATACTTAGATGAAACGATTTATGTTGATTCTGGTTTAAAGTATTCTGGATCAGCTACAGCTACTTTATCTGGGTTAGGACACTTAGAAGGGGAAACGGTAAGTATTGTAGGAGATGGCGCAGTCTTTCCCAATGCTACAATATCAGGTGGTTCTATTACGCTCTCTGCTTCGGTGAGTACAGCCTATATTGGCTTACCTTATGTTACCGAATTAGTAACACTTAGCCCTGAAGTACCACAAGCAGACGGGGCAAGTTTTGGTAAGAAAAAAGCATGGAACCGTATCATTGTAAATCTTTATCAGACTCTTGGTATTTCAGTCAATGACAAACAGTTAGTCTTTAGGAGTGGTGGCGATCCAATGGATTCCGCACCACCTACGTTTACAGGACAACACGATATTACCAGTTTTGGGTGGAAAGAATCGGACGCTACGATTAATATCAAACAAACGCAGCCGTTAGGTATGACTTTAATATCATTAGCAGGAGAATTGAGTGTTAGCGATTAGCCACGCACCGCTAGAAACTAAAGGTAAAATTACAATACGACCATACAAGTTTTCTCATTTTAAGAGATTAGTGGTCAGACCACATGAAGACGTTATTAAAAAGGCAGTCAAGTTATCAGACACAGAATGGGCAAATTCAATTGGTAAAGAAGCAGTAGAGGCGTATACTTGCTACCTAGATGGAGAAATATTTTGCATTGGCGGGTTAAACATCCTCTGGGAAGGGGTTGGCGAAGTATGGGTCATAGGTTCTCCGGGTATCTCTAAGAACAAGTTTTCGTACATGAAAGTTATTAAGTTCTACTTAAAGTATTTCAAGGATAAGTATAAGCTCAAACGAGTACAAGCACAGATTGTGGATGACTACGATATGTTGAAACGGTTTGCAGAACGGCTTGGGTTTGTTTATGAAGGTACACTACACAATTATTGTGGTGGTGACTTAGATAATTGTATGTACGCTATTTGGGATCACAAGTGAAAAGCGTTACTTGGGAGATCGTCACAGGATGTGAGCGACTTACGCATGGTTGTGATTCATGTCCTTCTTACTGGTATCATAAGAAAAATGGATTAGACTACTCAGCACGAGTAGACATGGATACTCTAGGCCTACCGGGACGAGAGATAATTCCTACCAAATACATAGTAGCCCACGGTAGCGACTTGTTCCATGAATCTGTATCAGTTAATAATTTGAAGATCATATTCAAAACTATGAATAATCTAAGACATCATACTTTTGAGATCACTACTAAGCGTATAGAACGGGCTGCTTATATAGCCAATGAGTTTGAATGGACGGACAATATACATTTGGGTGTTGGGGTAGAGTCTGGTAGATATAGGTGGAGGCTAGACTACTTACGAGATATCCCGGCTAAACACAGGTTTGTTTCTGCCTGTCCAATGCTAGGGCCATTCCCTAATGCTAATTTAAGTGGTATAGACTACGTAGGTATTGTTGAGGAAACATGGGGTATGAAA